TCCGCACGATCTCCGACGTGGGCATTCTGACGATGGCAGAGGCTGGACAGCCATCAAGTCTGGTGAACGGCCCGATCAACCGGGCGCGCTTGAGCCTCGACCTGATATTCGATCAAAGCGTCTACAGCGTGTATCTGCGGGTGTCCCGCGAGAATGCCCGACGACTCCGCGATGATCTGACGGCGATATCCAATCGCCTCGCCTCTGGCGGGGAACCTCAGGCCCTCACGCAGGACGAGGCACGTTTGGTCCGCGATTCCGGCGGCAACTTCGCTTCGACCTTCCTGTCGGAGTTGGGGACGATTCCGGTCTACCTCCTCACTCCCAAGCGCGGTTACAGCGTGGACATTCTGGTCGACGCAGGGGCTACCCTTTTTCCAGACGAACTAGTTCGGAAGGTGCCCGAGGCGGTCGTTGACGCACAGGAGATGGGAAAGGCTCTAGCCTTCGAACTTGGCACCGCCTCCGGCTTCCACGCCTTCCGCGCGGTCGAATCCGTTCTCCGGCGATATTGGGACCAGATTTCGGGAGGGCAGCCGCGGCCGGTGCCGGAGACCCTCGGTCTGATCGCCAGCCATCTGAGAGACAAAAAACTCGGCGACCCCAAAGTCTACGAGTCGTTGACCCAAATGGCGAAGCTTCACCGCAACCCGATTGCGCACCCCGAGGTGATCCTCAGTGTTGCAGAGGCGATCGCCATCGTAGGCATGGCCAACAGCGTCATGACCCTATGCTCGATGCGCTGCCCGACGCACCGCTCACCACGGCATCCCCTCCCGCCTTGGTCGGACCGACAGGGACTTAGAGGATATCGTCGAGCGCGACGCCGCGGACGAACCTGTCGGGGATCGCGCTGCCCGGCGTGGCGTTGATGAGGTCGACGCTGGCGGCAGCGGCCCTGATGGCGGTGGGGCCCCAGTCGCGTACGAACTTTTCGTAGATCCTCGGCGTCCGCGAATAATCATCCACGGCGTGACTCCTGCCGTCCTCCCGGACCCGCGCGTCGAACGCCACCAGCACCACACGTGCGGCCCCGAGGGCCGTGGCGACAGAGACGGCGAGGTGGCCGGTGCTGAGGCGGTCGAACGGCGGAAGGGCCTCAGGGGGGACCAGGACGAGGCCGCCATCCCGCCGCGCCGCGGTGGCGTTAGTGGTCATGACTCGGCGACGCCACTGGCCCAGCAGCGGGCGGTACGCTTCGAAAAAGCTTAGGTCGGAAAACAGCAGATAGGATGCCTCGGTCGCGATTCTTGCCGCGGCGTTGATCACGATCGACGGGCGGCCGGCGATCCGGGCGGCAATCTCATGGGTGAGGCTGAAGCCGCCACCGATGATGAAGACGGTTTCGCCTTTCCAGACCGGGCCCGGCCACCGACCGCTCACCTGAGCCTCCGGTTTCGATGCGGGGCGAGGAGGGCGACCACGCTGGCGGGAAGCACGTCGGCCGCATAGGCGACAGTCGCGATACCGTCTGTTGCCTCGCTCCGGATCAACGGATCGCGGCCGGCAGCGAAATACCAGCGCTTCGCCAGTTCCAGCGCGGCGCGCTCGATCGAGGGCGGTAGATTTCTCGCGGCCTCGCCGGGCAGGCGATATCCACCGACGTATCGCGCCACCAAGCTGCCCCGCCATGGCGAGAAGCCCTCGCCCAGCGCGGTGACGGTCCCGGCGGCGAGGTCGACCAGCATGTCGGACGTGTCGAAGGGGGCGCCGTCAACCTCGATGGAAAGTTCCGCGACGGGGTAGCGCGCCAACACGAGGGCGTCGGTGTTGAAGGTGACCCGCTGGGTCTCCTCGATCTCCTCGAGTCCGAACACCCGATCGCACCAGGCGGCGACCGCGTCGGAGGCTTCGTTGATCAGCCGGAGGAGTCGGACATCGTCGGCGCTGCCGGTGACGCCAAGTTCGGACTTGAGGGCGTCCAGCGTCGTCAGGCGGTAACTCTCCGCCTCATCGATCACAACGACGCTCATGGGCTGGCCTCGCCGCGGTCGCCGCGCGGTCGCCCAGTCTGCTCACCCTGCATATTGGCCGGGGAGAAGTAGGCGTCGCCCTCAGGATCGGTCCGGCGGGGGATATTTTCCCAACGGCGAATCTCGTTGGCGGAGGCGCCACCGGTCTCCCGCATGAGTCTGTAAGCCTGCCAACGCTCTAGAATATTTGTGCGGACCAAAAGGTCGGTGTCGAACTCGGCGACGAACTGAGAGCGGGTGGCCTCCGAAAATAGGGAAAGCTCGATGGTGCGTTCCCACCGGGTAAGCCATGGCCGGAGCGTGAAGGTCGCGAACTGACGGGCAAGCTCTACCGAGTTGCTGTAGTTGGCGTTCGTCAGGTCGCCGAGCAGCACCGGCGGGATCCTGAAGATCCGGGCGATCGCCTCAACGCTGAAGCGGCGGCTTTCCAGCGCCTGCGCTTCATCCGGCTTCGCGGCGATCGGCTTGAAGTGCATATCCTCCTCAAGAACAATCGTGCGGCCTGCGGCGCCGGTGCCGACGAATGAATCGAAATCGGCCCGAATGCGCGCCGCGGCGTCACCGCCTAATTCGCCGGGGTGTTCCAGAACGCCGCCGATCGCGGCGCCGTTGGAGAAGACGGCGCCGGCGTAGCGTTCCGCCTGAAGGGCGTTGGCGACCGCCTCGCGGGCCCGGCTGAGCCGCGACCGGCCGGTGAACAACCCATCGGCCCCGTCGACGCGGTCCCTGATGATGAAGAGCTCGTCCTGCAGGAGGATGCGCGTCGGGCCGCCGGCCGGATCGGAAACCCTGAATCGAAGGCGGCCGGATGCCAGCCGCTCCGTCGTCATGTGGCTGGGATGAATGGGGTTGAGCGCGGTCACCGCCCCGCGGGCGTCGCGGATGATCTCGGCAGCGCCGTACCCCCATAGGAGGGCCCAAGAGGTGAGCAGCTCCACCAGTTCAAAGCCGCTTTGCCATTCATTGGCATGGCCGGCGAAGAGTCGGGCGACCGGATGGAATCGGGCTTCCTCCCGATCGCCCGCGGCGTCCAGGCGGAAGACGCCAAGGGGCAAACTCGCGACCGCCTCGGAAATGGTAGCCACGGCGGCCGTCACCGCGGAATGCAACTCGGCGGCGTAGGGGCTCGGCGACGCCACGGCGTCTCCGCCGGCATTCATCCGGAGAAGGTCCCATGTCGTCGGCGCGGAGCGGGTCTCCGCCTTCGGCCCGAATATTTTTGCGAGGAGTCCCAACGGCTTAAATCACCGTCTCAAGAAACCGGCGAACCGCGCCGAGGCGCAGCGGAAAATTCGCGGCGAGGAATTCCAGCGACCGCCGGGCGACCTCGGTGTCCGGGTACGCCGGCGTTGAGACAATGCTGACTTCGTGCAGCGCCTCGACATCGTGGAGTGACCGCACCGTGATCCCGTCGCGGTGCCCCCACTTCTCTCCGCTGCCGCCGGCGGGCATCGAAAAGGCGAAGCTGGCGTGGCGGAGATCGCCCCGCTCGACCATCACGGCGAGGTCGCGGCCCGTGGTGGTGTTCGGGACGTCGATCTCGAAGCTCAGGCCCTTCGAGTCTTGAGACAGGCGGAGGGTACCGGCGGAACGGCGCCCGATGATTTGATCGGCGCGGTGCCCGATCAGGGCCAGCGGGTCGCTACCGCGCTTGGCGAGGGCACGGGTGAAGGCACCGGCGGCGATGGTTTCACGGAAACCGCCGAGGTCTTCGGACATGGTGCCGAACACGGCGGCGTACCCGGCAATTTTGCCGGCGGCGCCGACCATGATCTCGGCCGGCGCCGCGCGGCGCTCGATGGCGGTGGCGGTCATCGGCGCGGCCTCAGGTCGTGAGGTCGTTACCGAACGCGAACGACTCCGGGTGGCGGACCTTCACGTCGACATCGCGCATCACCCGCATCGCGATGCGGCCGCGCTGGTAGTAGCCATCAAGGTACGGATTGATCAGCAGATCGAGGCCGCTGTAGCTGCCGATCATCAGCGATGACCAATCGCCAAAGACCACCGTCCCGGCTTCCGCCGGCGACTCCGAGGGTGCGGATCCGGGTAGCGCATTCGTGGAGATCGCCGGATATCCGGCGAGGCTGTTCGGGTCCGTCATGATCATCCGGCTATCGGTGCCGGCGGCGACCAGGGCGCTGCGGAGAAGCGTCTTGACGTGGGTGTTCAACGCCCAGCCAAGGGAGCCGTCGAGGGCATTGGAGCCCTCGACCGCGGCGACGAAGGCGAGCACCTCCGCCCAAGTCAGGGCGGTCCCGGCGGGCACCTCGTAGGCACCGGAATGCGTGATCCCGGTGGGGCGGTTCGAGGTGCCGTCTCCGGTGAGGGCGACGGCGTCGATGGCGCTGGCGACCACCGCGGCCAAGTCGGCGCGGATCAAGTTCTCGATGCTCGGGCTAGCCGAGATCATAGTGCGGCGACTCCAAGACGTGAGCGCCGCGACAGTGTGGGGGCTAAAGGTCAGGTCGTCGAAGCTCGGGTCCGAAGGCGTAACTGCCTCGTCCTCTCCGAGCCACTGGACAGTCGCCGAGCCTGTCTGACGCGGCACGTCGACCGTGCCGACAAGACCGTCGATCATGGTGGCGCCGAGCCGTGCACAGATCAGCTTGTCGCGGAGCCGATTCACGAACAAATCGGCCCGATGAAGGTTCGGGATCAGGTCCGCGGCGGAGCTCCCGGCGAGAAGGGTTCGGCGCTCGACATCGAAAGCGGCGTCTGGGATCGCGATGCCCTGAAACGCGCGGCCGGACCGGCGCGAGACCTCGGCCGACATCTCCCGCTCAAATCCAGCGTCGACACCGCCGCCGCCGAGATCGGCCGGCAGAGACGCGCGAATGGCCTTCACGATCGAGAAATCCCGCGCGCGCTCCTCGAAGGCGCCGTCACCAACACGGCCGGTCAGAACCGCCGGCGCGGCCCGCTCGGCCTCTGCCAGCGTCTGGGCCCGGCCGATCTTCTTGTCGAGGTCGGCGATCTCCGCCTTGAGTGTGCCGAACCGGGCGTCCTCGGTGGCGTTTAGGTCGCGGGTTTCGCGCTCGGCGCCATCGGCGAGGGCGCGCATTTCGGCGACCGCCGCGGCGCGCCTTTCGAGCAACTCATGTAGCTTCACAGATTTCCATCCCGGGGGCAGGGCGCGCCTTCAGGCGGGCCAACAAATCGTCGCCGGGATTATAGCGTTTTGGTCGGAGTCAAGCGCTCAAACGAAGATTTCGTCGTCGTCGTATTTCTTTGG